TATTATATCATAAAAGGTCATATATTTCTATGGTTTATTTAGTTGTATTACCCCCCTTAGATAGCCAAGTGCCCGGCTGCCCGTAAGCTGGCCAACAGTTCGTTTATCTTGACCAGGGACTGCTGCCCCTCGCTGTCCACTCCGCCGACCAGGTTGGTTTTTGCTACTGCGGCAACCAGACCAGCGCCGGTAGATGCTCCCGTATTGCTCGCTATGACCAGCGCAGAAGCATCTACATTACCATTAACGGCTGCAATAACCTGCGCCGCCGTGCTGGAAATGGCCGGGTCAACACCGCCGGAAAGCTGTTCTACTTCATCCGTTACCGCAGCAGCGCCGGTAGATCCTCCCGTATGATCTACCGCAACCAGGGCCGACGCGCCTGCATCGGCTTCTATGGCTGCTTTTAGCTGCGTAGCGGTGGTAGTTATCGCTCCGGCGCCGTCAGTTGCCAGGCTGGCCACAATGGTAGTACCCGTTACCGTAATCGCCAGAACCTGGTTGATGTCATCCGGGTCCTCCAGAACGATTACGATATTATCACCCTGCACGCCAACTTCCTGCGCAGTCCAGGTCAGGCCGTTGTTATTTCCCTCAACGCCGGTGGTGCCACTGGAAGCCGTACCCGCATCAGTGGCCAGGTTTACCGTAATGTCAGTATCTACTACGGCAACGCTCAATACCTGGCTGGCTGCCCCCGGGTCAACCATAGCAACCGTGATATCGTTGCCTTCGTCTCCAACTTTTCTTGCCGTCCAGGTAATGGCATTGTTGTTATTCACTACGCCGGTTCCAAGTGCAGCCTGGACACCCTGGGCATTGCCGGGCGTAAGGTCGGCAACTGCTCCTGCCGGTGGCAGGGTAGTATCACTGAAGGGAAATTCAAACCCCACAAACTGCAGCCAGATAACGTTATTAACATCTTTGGCCGAGGTTACTGCGCCGCAGAATTTGCCGTCCGCTACAACGGTGGTAAACCACTTATTGCCGGCATCCCAGTAGACCTTATCGCCCTTGTTAAAACCATCCGCGACATCAATCTGTTTTGTTTCGTATTCAGCTTCTTCGATATTCAGAGTGATTTCTGCCGGGACCAGTCCAGCGGGAACAGTTTCCCCCTTATAGCTAATTACCTTGCCGTCTGCATCGGTCTGAATACCCTGAACTGCCAGTCCTAAAAAGCCGTCCAGTAAAACAAAATCACCGGCATTGATTATCGTATTTGCCGGTACGGCTACCTTAACGCTTTTTCCATCTGAAATTCTTCTGCCCATTTTATTCCACCTCCGTTAAATTCAAATTGCGACCCGGCGAACTGCAATACCGGTATTACTAAGCTGGTTCTGGTTGGGCTGCTGTGGTCTGATAACATCCTGCTTGAACACCCCGGCCAGACTCTTTTTCACATCGTCCCTGGCCAGCATTTCACCAACGGCTTTCTTGATTGCTGCCTCGTCAGCGCCGTCGTCAATCTTGAGCATCATCTTGACCAACGGCCTTGCCGCTTCAGCCACAACCATTTCGCCGATAACCCTATCAACCAGTTTGTCATGCTCTTCTTTAACTGCCTTAAGCTGCATTTCCCGGGCTGCTTTTGCGGCAGTTATCAGGTCATCAGTTTTGGTATCCTTATCCAGGCCGAAAAGTTGCGCTATCTCGCCGATTGTCTTTGTACTGGTTTCGCTGGCGCCTTTTAAATCCTTAATTACCCTTATAACATCCTCTGTCTTTGCGTCTTTTAAACCGAACAGCCCGGCCATCTCGCCGATTGCCTTAACCGCTGCCTGAAGCCCGGCCCACATCTCGCCGGCCACCTCGCCGGCTACGTCTTCAAACCTCCAGCCCATTTCGCCAAACACTACCTTGGGATTAACTCCCAGTTTTTTTAATTCCGCCAACAGTTCCTGCAGATTCAACTTTTTTACACCTCCGTAAATAATAGAATCAATTTCACCCACCGCCACAATCTTGGTAGGCATACCGTTCCTGTCAAGGGGAGTCCAATCTATGCTCATCAGGTCAAAGTCAACTACCTGGGTTTCCCCTTTCTCTTCCTGGAGAGAAGCAACCCCGTAGATACTCACTTGCTTAACCCGACCTGCCTTAATCCAGCGCTTCAGGTCTCCGGCTACTTTGTCCGCCACGCCCCGAATGTAAGCCTTGCCGTCCTTGTAAGTTGCTCCCACCCAATGAGTAACTGGCGTAGGGAACTCAAACTCTACGTTCTCAGGCTTTTGGTGACCAAGAAAACCGGCTACCGTTTTTGTCGCTACCTGCTGGACTATTTTCTGCACAGTAGACGGCAGGTAATTCCATCCCCTGGTGCTTTTACCCGGCGCTATTTCTACTATGATTTCCAAGGGCTCCGGATCTCCGGCTTTTAACGCAGCTAAATCCACTCCGGGAGCAAGGGGAACATCTTCGACAGCTATTTCTCCGGTAAGAGCGGCTTGGAGCAGGATAATCTCACCTTCGGGCCAGGTCAAGTCAAGTTCTGTATAATGCCGCTTCAAATGCGCTTCTGCCTGTTGTATTTGTTCAGGCGTAAGATTGGGCTCTGCTCTTGCGCCTCGTAAAGCTTGTACCGCAGCCAGAACACCGCCGCGGTTGAGGACTATGCTGCCGTCCTGCTGAATTTCATGGTGAGGACCAAACACATCAGCCTCAGTCAGGTCGGCATTGATGTCGGCCCTGACCGCAGCATACATCTCGCGAACGGCTTCCCACGCGCCGTCGGCACCGTCCTGGAGGCCCGCCTTCAGACGTTGCCAGATTACTGACTTATCAATTGAACCCCATGATTTGTTTGATATTACACCTTTTTTGATTTTAAACGCCACAATTTCACCTCCCCACTCCCCATTTGACAACGCTTATCCCCGGCAAAGCCTGTTCCTGGCTTTCCGGCTTCTGGCTCAGCACCTGCACCCCCGGCTGCTTTTCCACCTGGCCGGGCCGGTTTTCAATTACCCCGCCCGTCTGATTATTCAACTGCACGATACCAGGCGTCCGGTTCTGGAATTTGCCGTCTGCGGGGTTTTTGGAAACAAAGAATCTGCCCTGCGGATTATGGTAAAGTATGCGTCCGCTCATTCAGTCCCCTCCTTGTAATGATACTCTTTCTTTTCGCCCAGCACTGTGATTATCAACTGCACCTCGGGAAACTTACCATTTTCTTCTATGACCAGGCATTTCATAACCTGTACTTCAACCGGCAAACCAACCAAAGCCCGGCGAATGGCACCAACGTAATTTACCAATTCTAAATTAAGAGGCTCCGGTTTTTTTACTTCCGGAGCCTTCGTTAATTCCATTCCTTTAGGAATATTTCCTCCTGGCGACATTATTTCACCTTCAAACGTTCATAAATTTTAAACTCTTTGAGCCTTTTCAATCGTTCAATCAGCATTTCCTTTTTCTTTGTAATCTCCGGCATCACAAGATCAGTTTCATCCAATGCCTGCAGAATGGACATGACTTCCTCTTTATGTCCGGAATCAATTAGCAAATTCTCATATTCATATGCCAATAGCATCATCATTTCACCCCCAACCGGTTCATGGCTATAATAAGGCTATCCAGAAAACCAGGCTCATTAATATTATAGTTTGCCCATCCTCTATCAATACTTTGGCTGATATGGCTTTTGGTTTCTTGATTGTTAGATCCTGTTGCTTCAAAAATAACCTCAATTATTTCGTCTTTGTGCTTTTTTACATATTCCTCGTACTGTTTGGCATAGCCAACCAAATCGAAAGGTTGACTTTCAATTTGGTTTTTAAGTTCTCCCCATCCAATAATCCTTTTGTTTCCGTACCTATATTTTACTAAAACTTCCCCAAAATCAGCTACAGTATTACACCCAACAAATTCAGGCAATTGTTTCAACCTTGGCAGGTTAGCCACCAGGTAATTTGAATAAGCGGGCTTGAACTCCTTAGTAATCCCGACTGTTTTAGTGAGATAATTGGCCACAGTTTCAGCAATTATTTCCTCGTATTGCATCCCGTGCTGTATATTCCAAAGCAATTGATCATTTGGGATACTTTTAGCTTTGTACATCCTGGCATGGGTAATTTCATGAAAAATAGTCTTTATCCGATATTCCAGCGGCCTGGTATCCCCTTGATTCAAAACAACCCCGGTTATGCTTATCGGAGCCTCCTGGCTCCGGTCAAAACTTAATTGGCAGCAACCCCAATCATTCATTACCCGAAACTCAACCGGAACATTATTTAGCCCAATTTCATCTAACATATACCGGGCAAGTTCTTTTCTGTTCTTTTTTTCAGCTAAAACATCCTGCGCCAGGTTTAGCGTCTGGTTGCTTAATATTTGTGGTTCTAAAACTTTTGCAAAAGGCGAAGGTCTCTTTAAAAATTGCCTAGCTATATTATTATACCACGTTTCCAGTTTTGTGTCATTACCTGGATTTTTAACCCAATTTTTCAATCGGTCAGCAAACTGCTCCGGCGACTGATGTGCTGGAAAAGTTACACAAAAACATTGCGGATGAGGACGTACCGGCTCCTCTCCTTTAGGCCAAAAACCATTACCATTATGAGCTGCGTAATCTTCACACACATCAGGAACCCTATGGCTCCCACTGAGCCGCCAAAAAATACCTTCATAGCTAGGTGTAGCACGGCTAGCCGTTATCATTCCTTCATGAAAAGCATTATTCAGCTCCGTCCTGGCCAGGCGCATGGCCTCATAACTTACGTCTTTGGGTACCCCCAACCTTCTTCTTGTCTCCAGTTTATGCGCCGTCCAGACCCCTGGCTGCAGGTATTTCTGCACTTCTCTGGCCAGCTTGCGGGAATTCAACCCCCTGGCTACGCCGTCCTCAACCAACTTCTGCAGCGCCCTCCGGTAACTCCGTTCAATCCTCCAAACGCGGTCCGATAACTTTAACCCATCCTGAGCGGTCCTAGACAACAAAGCCAAAAGAGCCCTCTGGTTGATATTGACAAATAAATAATCCACATCCCTGACGTCAAAATTCTCCTTTAGTAAATCAAGGGCAATCTGCTTTGGCCCTTCTGTGCCGGCGCCAACGGCCATGGTAATGCCGTTTTGGATAGCAGCCAGGCTTTCTTTGCTGATGTTCTTGGCCGCCTCACGTAGCTTTTTCTCTAACAGTTCCTGATAAGCTCTGGTTGCAGGACCGCCTAATCCCGTATCTTCCAGATTGCGCCTAATTTTGTCGGCCGCCCTCTGGTATACCCTGCGGACTTCCTGTAAGGTAGCGGATTCACCTTTTTCGAACCCTTTTCTAGCGGCAAATAAGTATTCTGCATAACTTTCGTCTCCAGAAAGTTTTATCCATTCATCTTTAAGGACGGCCATAGATTACTCCACCGCCCCTGCCGGTATCTCCGGTTCCTCTGGTTCCTCTAATCCCTGGCCATCCTTAAGTCTCCAAAGGAGTGCAAAACTTTTAGCAATCCTGCGCCTTTCGTCGTCATCGGCACCCTCGTCCACGAAAGGCATCATGCTGGGTACAAACTCCCTTAAGAATTCAGAAGCGGCATCCACCGAAAGCAGTCCAGCTTCTACACCAGTGGCTAATCCTTCTGTCAAAACCTTCACCGTTTCTGCAACTTCCTTGTCATTCTTCGGGCTTAATTCCTCCCAGCCCACATCAACCTGATAGTTATCAAGCCGCCGATTATTGACTTTCGCCCACATTGCCAGATACATGCTAGCCAGTTCATTGTAATACTCCTCGAACATCCCCCGCTTGCGCCGTATTTTCCGGGCCAGGGGAACCATCTGCTCAGATACAGAAGCCTTTGAACTGGCCACTGCCGTACCAAATGCGAATTCGGGAGTTTCGCTCACGTCAACAATATTAAAATATATAAATTTTAAAAGGGTTGTAATTCCAGCAAGCCCGCTGTCTGCAGTAATAAAACTGGCGTTATCTCCTTCTTGCATTAAGAATATCTCTTTATCCATAAACTTCAACTTACCAGTTTTGATCTCATCTTCACCAAAGTTATCCCTCAGAAACTTGTCAACTGACTTCAAACTAAACTTTGCTTTCGGTCGGCTGAACATTTTACTTCCTTGTGCAGCAAACATCATGATGTCATGATATACCTTCATGAATGGTTCAACCGGCTCCAGGTCTGAACAGCCGTAAAGTTGATTTTCCTCCGCCTCATTCTTGAAGTGAACCACCGGAATAAAACCCCAGGGGTTGGGCTCTTCCCTATTTTGTTGTCTCACCTCTGCCGGCGCCCGGCTATCGGCTTCGATTTTCCTTGTTTTTGGTGTTAATGTTTCAGTTACAGTATAATCTATTACCTTCCTGCCCTGGTTATCGGTTATTATGACCGGATGCTTTATAATCAATTGCTGCCATTGTCCCGTAAGCGGGTCTGGAATTGGCATAATCCATTCCGGTGGTATTAATATTAATTCAAATATTTCCTGCTTTGAATTAAATTTATTTGGTGCCCTGACAATCCGAGCGAATACGTCGCCATCTCTCAAAACATTACGGTTTACCCGCAGTATCTTACCGGTCCACCTGGTAATAAACTTTTCAAGATTCTGGTCTGCCTCCGGGTCAACGTGAGTAAAATGCGGCGCACCCATAAACCCAGCAGTGGTGTTTATAACCGGCTTCGCAAATCCAGCGCCCAGCTTATATTTATCTGCCGTATTCCGGTAAAGTTGCCGGGCTAAATCATAATCAACCCGGCTGCTGTCAAGCGCATATGACGTCATGAATTTAAAACCCCAGCCGGATGGCCAGGAGTTTCTTAAAACTGATATTTCACCCAGGGGAGCAAGCATTCGCTGGATGATGTTACGCCGGTTTTGCCGGCGAAGGTTGGTTTTAACCAAAAGAAACACTCCTTAATCAGTTCCCCTAAGACCTCACGCTTTGCTCCAACGCGCTCTCAACATCCCAGCCATTCCATAAACGCTTACGAAGGGTTTTTGGATTAATACCTTTTTCCTCTGCCCATTGAGCCACTGTTTTTGTCTTGCCCTTATAAGTTATCAAGCGATTATGCCTTGAATTATTAGCTTGTTCCTTACGAGTTACCCATTTGCAATTGTCAGGAGAGTAACCTTTTTCATTATCTATCCTTTCGATAGTTAAGCTGTTTTGGTATCCATTTGCCATGGCCCATTCGTGAAACACCTTGAAATCACTTTGCCATTCAGAGCAAACAAAAATTCCACGTGCTCCATAGTTTTTATACGCATCTTGGTTGGGGTTATTACAACGCCGCCTCATGCCCTCCCAGATTCGGTAAAGCCTGTTTATTTCCCCCTCTTTATTCCGATATAGTCCATGTTTTAGCCTAGGCATATAAACTGGCCCCCCTTAAAAGTTCCCTGGTTTCCTTGTCAATCGGCAATCCCAAGTCTCTGGCTCCCCACAACACCACACCCAGAGCCATTACGCAATCTTGAACCAAATCTTCATCATCCCATTCGTAAAAACTAAACTCATCTACACATTGCCTGATCCACGGGCTTTTCAACGCTTTATTCTGCAGCACTGTTTGCATATTGGTCAACATATTCACTTTAGCCTTGCCTCCGCCGAAATTAAATCCCTGCGCCTGGATATCTTGCAATTCATCCAGCACCACATCACCAACACCAGTGCAATCTATCCATGTTTCACTCGTGCCTTTGCCGGCATACAGTTTATGCCGGTGCCTGATTCGCTCATAAACATACGGCCATGGCCGGTGCTGAAAACGCTCATATGCTACAACCTGCCAGGGATTTTTCATTACGTCAATTGTAAACCCGACCGTCCAGTCTTGCTTTTTAGCCAAATCCCAGCCGTGATAATACTGCCGGCCCGGTTGCGGATCGTTCCAGCATAATTCGGCTGTACTGTCTTCCTGGTCAATTCGGCCCCAGTGATCAAACTCAGTATCCTGATCAAATAAAAACTCTACCTGTTCACCAGTAAACACTTCCCCTGAAGAATCGGGAAAACCGCCTTCAATATTCTGCTTTTTCATATCGGCGGTCATATGTTTGGCAATCCTTTCCAACGCTTCATGGCTCACATAAGGATTATCAAAAGAATTCCCGGTCTGGCTGTAACAGGATGGGTCATATTCTTTGGCGCCCTCTATGCCTCGTAAGTATAGCCGGTAATAATCATTTCGCTTATTTGCCGTGCTGGTAAAATCTAAATTTCCGTTCCGGTCAGCCAGGCGCATACGGATTACATTATCAAGAAGCTGTGTAAGCCCCTTCTGGTAAGCCGCCTCGTCGAAATTAAAGTCATCATAATCATGACCCAGAAGGTAAATGCCGTTTCTCTGTGTTGACCTGGCCTGAAGCTGACTGCCGTTTCTAAAAACCAAGGTTGGAAACGGCGTCTGTTTGGTTTTCTTCTCGTCAATCAACCAATGCAATTTAGGCGCCTGCTGCAGTATGGTCATAACCTTATCCCAGATTATCCGAGCCTGATCAGCCGTGATACTCGCGTTAACCGAAGAATAGATTTTCCTGGGATCATACTGCAGCCAGCCAATCTTATAAGTAATTTTCCAGATACGCTTAGCGGCGGCAATATGGCTTTTGCCGAATCTATTACCTGTTACTAAAAGATTTTCTTTTCTGGTGCTTTTTTGTAACCATGTTTGCTGCCCTGAATGCGGCTCTAGCCCTAAAAAATACCGGCAAAAGAAAACCGGGTCATTTTTACCTCGGACAAGCGCTTGTTTATATTCATCTGGTATTTTCATCATTACCGGCTAAGGATACCTCCGGTTTTAAACGGGGGAGAAATTGGCCTACTCCTTTCTTCTTGATAAATATTTTGTAATATGGTAGTATATGAATATGAAACTAACACGCACCATTAAACTCAAACTCAATATCTCTCCCGCTGAAATTAAACCAACGTTGGAAGCGTATACCACCGCTTTTAACTACGTTTGCCAAATGGGGTGGCGGGAGGGGGATTTTAATGGCGTCTCGCTGCACCATAAAACATATCAAGCCACAAGGAGCTACCTCCCTTCCCAGTTGGCAATCTCCGCACGGATGAAAGCCACGGAAGCGCTTAAATCCGCCCGGGACCGGCTTAAGAAACAAGAAAATGTATCCTGTCCCCAAAGTAAGCTTTGCGCGGTGAGGTATGACGCCAGGAGTTACAATGTCTGGTTTGAGCGAAACGAAGTTTCTCTCCTCACTGTTGACGGCAGAAAGAAATTCCCCATCATCGTGCCCGCATACTTTAAACAATATCTTGACTGGAGACGGACTACCACTGACTTGTTCTTGAGGAAAAACGGCGTTTTCCTGCATATTGTCTTTGAACAAGAGATCTCCGATGTCCCCCTTACGGGCGAGGTTGTTGGTACAGACAGGGGCATTAATAACATTGCTGTAACCTCTAACAACCAGTTTTTTGGTGGCGGCCATATTAAACATGTTTCCCGCCGTTATGAAAAACTTAGGACTAAACTTCAGTCTTGTGGTAGTAAATCGGCCAAAAGGCACCTTCGTAAGCTTTCTAAGAAGGAGAACCGTTTTAGGGCCGATGTTAATCACGTGGTCAGCAAACATATTATTCAATCCATGCAACCAGGAAATGTAATTGTACTTGAAGATTTGAAGTCTATTCGACAAACATCCCGGCTTCGGAAAAAACAACGCAAACAATTGCACAAATGGAATTTCTTCCAACTTCAACAGTTTCTTACTTACAAGGCCGAAGCTAAAGGAATACGAATTGATTATGTTGACAGCCGCTACACTTCGCAAAAGTGTTCTGTCTGTGGCTATACTTCTCGTTCTAACAGAACTTCTCAAGCTATCTTTAAGTGCAAACATTGTGGTTTCTCCTTAAATGCTGACCTTAACGCTAGCCGGAACATCCGGCAAAATTACCTGGACGCTACAGGCTATCCGGGTAGGGTTGTTGTCAACCAACCCATTGTAGTGAGCAATGAAGCCAAAGGCTCGTTAAGAGCAACTGCGGTTGAGTTTAATTACAAGCCTCCGTCTTTAGACGGGGGTAGTTGACCATTACCACTTTCAGATGCTTCTGTTAAGGCTCCGAGAAGCTCTTCCAGGACAGTAATCTCCACCTTTTCTTTAAACATCCCCAAGTGCTTGCCTATTAAATCAAGCGCTTTTAGTTTATCGTAAAGTTTAACTTCTCTTTCCGTAATGTCTCCTGTTTCAGTCGGAACAGTCTTAACCTTTACGCTGGCAATTGCTGCAGTATCTTCCCGGTTTGCATCACCCCAGACCGTGGCGCTATCCATGTTGATAACATCGACAGCATTCACAAAAGCTATCTTTGCAAGCTCAAGCAAAACCCGATCCTGGTTGATGCCGGTACGGCGGGACCGGGCAGCCAGAGCTATTGAGATCGCCTTGAAAATTCTAGTTTTCTCTAGCAACTGTGAACCAATTTTACCGGCGTTCTTAACACTATAACCGGAACGAATAGCCGCCTGGGTAGCGTTTAGGTCAACCAGGTACTCGTCTACAAACCTCTGCTGTTTTGCTGTAAGCTTGGCCATCATCACCACCCCGTTTTTTAGCCAAACACAAAAGCCGCCTCACCGGACGGCTTCGCTATAATACAATCATACCACATTTTATAACCCCAAAAGTGCAAACTTTGTGCAAACAATTAAGCCTGTTTCCGACAACGCTCATTCGCCATACCAAGTTCAACGGCAATTGCCATACATATTTCCTCTGCCCAGTAATACACTGTCCTGCGGCCAATATTCAACTCCATCGCTATCCCCGCGTCCGTGAGCCGTCTAGGCCGCTGCCAATATTTCAATTGCACCAGCTTTGTTTTTTCCTCCGGAAGTTCCCCGGTAACCACTTCAATTGCCCTGATTACCTGCTCCATTCGCTTGATTCGTTTATTAGTGAGGATAGCGATAGTCTTCGCTTCCGTTGGCCTACCTACCTGGTTGGTCTTTGCCCCGACAACAATGCCCAAATTATTAAGCACCGGCCCGCTCAGCGCAATATCCTCTTTGGCTTCGACTAAATCTTTCCTGGTCTGGTGGTAATCTCTTAACTCAGCCTCTACGTAAGCTTTTATGTCTGGCCTTAGCTTCATCCCCGCGCCCTCCTTTAGCCTGGACTTTTTCCCGCAACTGTGGTAAACTGCGGTTAGTGAGTTTGCCCAGGCCCCCGGAGAGGGGGTTTATTTTTATCGCTTCTCCGGGCAGTAATAAAAGCCGTATTCGCTCACCAGACAATTTTCTCCGTACCACCACACGCATTTTTCAGGATGTATGCAGCGTACGTAGGCAGGGCAATAATATAAACACATCTTGCACTCGTCGTATATGGAGATTTTCCTGCCTCTTAACCAACACAATATCCCTCCGGCAGTCACCAGTTCACCGCCCGCCAATTTACCCCGACGAAGCACAGGTACCGGCGAACCAGGATTAGCCACACCGCTGGTTGTCTAAATTCAATGTACTCGCCAATACTAATTAAGCCGAACATTCTTTTTGTTTCCTTTCCGCCTTTTCCACCGTTACCACACTCCAGAATCCCCCCAACTCCGGCACACACACCGCCACCAGACCGCCACCCAGCGGCACCTCTATTGCCGCGTTTTGCACTTCCGCGCCCGCCGGGAGCATGCCCAGGAGCATCCGCCGTACTTCCCCGGCGGTTAACTCTCCCTGGCCGCCGCGTTCTCTATATCTCTGCGCGGCGTGAGCAGTGAGGATAACGGTTGATTTTCTACGCCTGCTGCTCATTGCAGTCGCCTGCCTCGTTTTTTATTTAGCGCATTTGTATATTTGCGCAAGTAATCCTCCCTGGAGACTATTCTAATCGGCATTTTACTCAACCTCCTCGTTAATAACTGCTTCTATGTCTTCAATTTCCTTGGCCACTATATAAACTCCCCCATGCGCTTGAATTTCCTGCCGCATTATCTCCTGCGCTCCGGATAGTTTTGCGCGAGAGCGCTGGCTCTTGCATTCGATGTAAATTGTTTTGCCGTCTTTAAGGCAAATTAAGTCCGGCAGCCCCGGTTTGCTGCCAAGGCTTTGGTGAATCCTCATGACTAACCAACCAGTCGCTTCAAGATATGCTCTAACCTGAATCAAAACTTCCGCCTCGCTCATTTTCTTTTGAGCGAAAACACTTACGCCCTGTTCCTGTTTTTGCCTACGGATTTCACCGAGTTCGAGGTTAACGCCTAATTTCTTTGCTTCTTTAACGTTTAGCCTGGTCACTGTCTTATTGCCTTTCTGTCGTCGTTTTCCCAAACATCAATCCTGGCCAACCGATGACCAATAGCTCCCCTGGTTTTACTCAGCATCTGCCCGATTTCACTGTAGCTCAACTCCTGGTTTCTAAATAGCCGCCTCAAGGCTTCATCCTCCTCCGGCGTCCAACGGCGCACTAAATATTTAGCCTGGTCAAGTTCCCGCTTCTTCCGCAGCCACCCCGGCTCCTGCCGGGCAGCCCTGATTCGCTTTACCGCCCCCGTGGCAACCTCTGCAACAAATTCCATAAACGCCGTTTTCAGGTGCCAGGGTATCTCTCTGCGCACTTTTCCCTCTTCTCGCCGTACCTTAATTTTTTCAGCCAGCCACTCCTTTTCCCGAACCGCCTTTATGATGTCGCCAGCCGTCCGGGTGTCCCAGAGGTTCTGGTTTTCCCGAAGGAAACGAAGGAATTCCCGCGGCTTAACTTCGATGATTCCCCGGCACTTGCCCCGTTCTCTCCCGGTTTTAGCCACTTTTGCTTTAAGCAGACCGGCTTGTATCCACCTATCGACTTTACGGTGGTCCACGCCCAGGAGTCCGCAAATTTCACGCTTGTTAAAGCAACTTCGGTCTTGAACAGGGCCTAGCTTCAGGCGCTTGGACTTAACCAGAATGCCGTGTTTCGTGCGATTTAATTTTTTCGCCAACTGGCAAATTGAAAGCTTGCCCCAGTTTTCGCGAAGGAAGGTTATATCTTCCGGTGTCCACCGGAGTTCTTTTTTGCGGCGCAGGCCCAGGGTGCCGGCTTTGTCGTTAATGCTCGGAATACTGCGATTCAGGCGCCTGGCCAGCTCGGCGCGGGGCAGTTTGCCCCAGTTTTCGCGAAGGAAGGTTAACTCTTCGTCGGTCCAGGGTTTTGTCCATGGCTTTGGGCGCATGGGACCACCTCCTGATTCACCTGGTTAAGCTGAAATTCTTGTTGATTACCCGAACATATATTCCCCGAACACGGAAAGCCTTAAGTATCAAGCTGTTACATCTAAATACCCCTTCTGTTACACCTTATTTAAACCCCAAAATCCTTATTTCTCTAGGCTTTAGCCTGTTCGTTACACTTGTTACACCTAAAAACAATATAGATATATTTTTTTTTATGATCGTATGATCGCGTATACGCGTATACGTGTGTGTGCGTGAAAAAGGTTTTGTATTAACTTTAAGTGTAACAAGTGTAACAGTGTAACAACATATCTCTAACTATTGATTTTACTGAATTCATGCTGTTACACTCAGAATTAACTCAGGTATAACAAGGTGTAACAACTAAATATCGTCCCAGGAAAACTCTTTTTCAGTTCTTTCTCTCTTAAATTCCTCATCAGGGAACACACATTCAACCGGGATACAGATTACCCGCGCCACGTAAGAATCGCCACCAGCGGGATGAACGCGCTGGTTCCTTGCCGATTTTCCCGCCTTATCCGGGATAACTACCCCTTCCCGGACCAGACCCTTGCGGACAGTTTCTCCCTCAATGCCCAGGTATTTTTTAACCGTCTCGTTAAAGGCGTTCGGGAAAAACCCCACCGCTTTACGTTCACCAATATTAACCAATCCCCCGATATACCCGCCCGAAGGCAACCGCTCCCGGCCACTGACATCCACCAGTTCCATTCCGGCTATCCGGTGTACATTTTCCGCAGCATAGCTCTGAATCACAGCCAGGGCTTTTTTCCACAGGGGAACCGTATCCAACTCCGCGGTTATCTTTTCCCAGGCTCTCATCATCGCGGCCAGACTCACGTCCAGCGCCGCCCTCCACTCCATCCCCAGGCTTTCAAGCAATAACTGCAATCCCGTCCAGCAAGCTGCTACCCGGGTAGCCATTCGCATGGCAATAGACTTCGTTTCCCCGTCGATACCCAGGGGCAGAGCCTTGTCCAGCAGGCCGTAGAACTTTTCGTAATAGTCCAGAATCCTGTCCCATTTCCCGCCGGCCAATTGGTCGACCAGATAACTGATATAAGCATGTCCCGCGTGCCCGTAGTGGGAAAAATACTCCGCCCGCAACCGGCGCAACTCTTCCCCGCGTTCTGGGCTCCGGCCGCCGAACACCGGCGGCAGCGTGATTACCCTGGCTTCGATTCCTTCCCTGGCGGCAAATGTCTTCAGACTGCGCTCAGAGGATAGCAGCACCGTGTTAAAGAACTGCCTGGTCGCCCGCATTCCCCCGGACCGGTTGCCCCTTTCCCGGCCCATGCCCAAGGCCAGGGCGTAGACCAGTTTTAAAGCCGTGTCCTCCCGGGAAGTCATCTGTGTCTCTTCCAGGAACACCGGCATGTCGCACAGCGTATGTAAAAGCACTTCCCAGGCTACGGTCGTCCGGTCGAAAGTCCTGACCAGGCGCCCCGGGTTTCCCCAGATAGAAGCCGCCAACTCTTGCCCGGTCGTTTTGCCGATGCCGGCCTGGTCTGAAACCACTTCCACAATGAAGCCGTGGATTTCCAACCGGCCTTCGGCGTGAAAGAGCCGCATCAGCGGACCGGCGCAGGAAGCGCCGATTAAAAACCCGGCCAGAGGGTACTTTTTCACCGTCTCAATAATCAACCGCTTTTGTTTTTCAGCATCCCCCTTCGTATGAAATCCATTGACCAACTCCTTTTCACTGCTCTTAATCGAGGATGTCCAGTCCACCCGGCTGTCCGTCCCGGTGTCGTCGGCGCCGGAAACACCATCTGCTTTTATGCCCCCATCAGGTACATCTGATACCCCTATAGGTATATCTTTTTTCACCACCCGGCTGCCCAGGACAAAAATTTTCTTGTGCCAGCCGCAGCGGGTAACCACCTGCTTTAATGGCAGCATCTTCAGGTCTCTTAAAGCGGCCAGCCATCTCAAGAGCCCCCGGGCGTTCTCGCTGTCTACCGGCAAACCCGCGGCCGCGGTGGAAGTCAGTTTCACCTTGTCAAACAGGGTTGTCGCCGGAAAAGCGGTCTTATTCCAATTCCCGTCACTATTAAAGGCCAACTCGTAAGATGTCCCCTCGTCAGCGGGGTCGAGCGGTTTTTGAACGCAGGTGAGCACTACCGGGATGGGGAAGCGCCTCTCTACGGCCTGGCTGGGACCGGTTTCCCCCTGCCTGGTGACAAATTCGAAAACACCTTCTTCACTTATTTGCCAGCCAGCTGGTATAGGCATATCCGCTGGGCAGTCGTCCAAAACTTCCTGCAGCGACGGCGCCTCCGAACGTTCCCCGGGCCCTGCGGCCCTTATGTGAATCCTCAATCGGCGCTTTTCTTCCCTGACGGCCTGGTTTAAATCGGCCATACTAACCTTGCCCTTCAAGGCCATTTTCACCTGCGCCAGTTCCGGCGTAGATAATCTGGCCAGGCTGTCTAAAACCGGCTGCGTGAACACGTCGGCCGGGTTTTCTCTCACGGCTTCAATAATCTGGTCCGCAGTAAGATATATCTCCTGTTTGTCTTTTGACCCGGCTATATCCTCCGGCGCCGGCGGCACCGCGGTATTAAGCGCAGCCTCAAATACAGTCCTAAATTTATCCGGGCTATCCGCATAAGTCTTATGAAGTTCATTTGGATCCTTATAACCATCAATGCTGAAAACCAGGATTTCGCCTTCATACCCGGCATTTGTAAGTAACCTGGTAATGCGCTTTACAAATATTTGTCCAGCTTCGTCCGGCTCGCGGTGCAGGTACACCTTCTTAAAAGGTTTAATGTACTCTGTCCAATCTTCTTTGAAATTCCTTGCTCCCGGTATCCCAAGGGCCGGGTAGCCATGTAGCCACAAGGTCTGTGTATCCGATTCCCCTTCTACTTGGATTATAAAAGACGGGTCGTTACTCGGATTATTACTGGGAAAGAGGTCTAACCGGTCGAGCCCATACATTATGAGCTTCGATTTAGGCGGCCACCAGAAACTATTCCACCTCCGGTATCGTACCAGGGCTGTTGGACCATTCGGCTGTTGGACCTGCGGACTTCGCCGTGCCTCCGTACTGGTGGTAATTGGAGACGCGGACTTCGCCACTTCTTTCCCTGCTTCATGATTTTTGCCGTAATAAGGGATGCATACCTTATCGCCATCATCCCAAATGCCAAGACTCTTTAGGAACTCTATTGGTAGTTTCTTTAGTTCGGAATAATCCTTTAAAGTAAAGGGTCTATCTTCGTTTTCAGAAGGCGACTCGCTCTCAATTGAGTGCATTGTGGGGGGCGCCTTCTTTGATTCCCCAGACTGAGTAGTTTTACTTATCCCGGCGGTTTCGCTCCGCCTGTCCCCCGGCGGCTTCCTCCGGGACGTATTCTGCTCTTGTGCCGGAATTCCAAAATACCGGACGATGAGTTCCGCTGCTTCTTTCGATTCTCTGGCTAATCCGGCGGTGATAACCAGGTCGATGTTTGAACCGCTCGCGTTACACCCGAAACATTTAAAGATATTCTTTTCATCGTCAAAAAACAAAGATGGATTGGTATCTTCATGGAATGGACATAGCGCCTGCCAATTGGTCCCAACCTTCTCTGGATTTATTCTAGCGAGACTTCTGGCGACGTCTAAGATTGAGACTTTTTTAGCTGCTTCGAAGAGGTTCATGTTTTAACCTCCCCTTTCTAGGCGCTCTTCGCCGCCTTCTCCAACCTGATCCCAAGCTTCCTATATACTTTGCGCCTGACCCAATATTGGGCCTGCAAAACCCCTATCTTTTCATCTACAAAGTCAAACACCACCACTTCCTTTTTTTCGGGATAGGGCCGCTGAATACGGCCCACTTTCTGCTCCACCTCGGCCTGGTTGCGACCGCCGGCCACCAGGAACAGCCGGTCCAGCCGGGGGATGTCCAGCCCTTCCTTAGCGATATCCACGGCAAAAAGAACGTCCAGCTCGCCGGTGTTCATGGCCGTGAGGATCTCCTGCCGCTTTCCCTTGCCCAGTTTGCCGTGAATTACTTCAACCCGCAGGTCCGGCCGCCGGGACTTAAGCCAGGCGGCTAACTCTTCGCAGTGGCTCACCCGCTCAGAGAGCACCAGAGAACAATGTCCTGGGCATTCCCGGGCCAGTGTGTCGATGATCAGCCGGTTGCGCTCCGGGTCCCTCAAAACCTCGCCCAGAATGTCTCCGAACGGGATTGCCGGGGGCTTCCAACAGTTTTCTTTGTAGAGCGCCGCCCTCTGCTCGCATCTCTCCCATGTCTTGGACTCGCAGGACGTCCGGATTACCCGCAGCTCGGGAACGACCACCCCGCCGGCGGCTTCGACCTGGCCGCGGCCGATGACGTACAGCGTCGGTCCGATGACCCGTTCTGTGATGACCTCCAGGCCGTCGGCACGAGCAAGAACGGCTGTCAGTCCATATCTATATTTTGCCGGAAGTTGATTCATCACAGCAGTCCAAGACGTGGCTGGAGAGTGAGCTGCCTCATCAATAACCACTGTTCCCCATTTTCCAGCAATCCCCGTCAAGTCCGTCCTGACCATCTTCTGTATAATACCTACAGTCAGCCGCGGTCCGATTTTCTCTCGCCTGGCGCCCAGCATTCCAATTTCCCCCTGGAGAATCCCCAGCGTCTGCGCTGCCCGGTTAGCAGCCTGTTCCGCCAAGTCCCGCGTATGCGTCAGCCACAGCGCCGGCTGCTTCAGCCTGGCGATGACCTCCAGGCCAATTTGTGTCTTTCCGCTGCCGGCTGGGGCCTGGAGGGTCCCCTGGGTGGCCTTGAGCAGGGTTTCCACCGCTGGTCTCTGGTAGCTCCGCAGACTGATTTTCGAATTAAAATTGACCGGCGGCAGGGTTACCCTGGTGTCGCTCAGTTGGTAGGCTGCGTCATGCTGTTTTAAAAGCTTCAAAAGCTGCCCGGCGTAGCCCCGGGGCAGACTCAAAATCCGTGTATCCCGGTCGAATTCCCATAGGGCTATCCGGGCCGGAATTCCCCTGGTGCTCCGGTCGTATTTGAGCGCTTCCCGGTAGGCCGGATTATCCAAGACCATATCTTTGCAAAGTTGCTCCATTAACATGGGCCACTGGGTTTTAGCATCCAGGGGAAGCTGTAAGCGGATTTTGTTGTCGATAGTGATGTTAAACATTAAATATCTCCTTTATGCTATTTTTTTCGTTTCCCTGGCTGTCCCCAACCGCCTCAGCGCCTCATCCCGGACCGCGGCCGGGATGCTCTCCCGCCAGGTAATGTCGTCCACAATCTCCCTGATTTCCAAAAACTTTGATTCACCTTCGGCTACCAGCAAAGACAGGAAATGGTTCATCCGCTCTTCCCGTTCGGCCAGCTGGGCCAGGTGGTCCCGGCTCAGAACCTCCGTCCCAGGCTGAGCGCAGGACAGCCCAATGAGCTCCGCTTTTATCCCGCCCAGCGAAAACTCAAACAACGCTACCTGGATAGGCCGGTAGAATTCTTCCGCCTTCGCCGTCGTGCGGCTCAAGGCTCCTGGGTTACAGAACCACACCCCGTCATTCCGCCGGCGCAGGCCAAAGCCGATATGTTCATGAGCTCCTAAAATTACGTGGGCGTCAGTCTTCACCTGGCTAATCAGAGTATGCGCTACCTCGTAAGGCAGTGGTTTTTCTACCAGCATCCCGTGCACCACATGGACCTTGAAGCCGTCTATCCGGCTTACCCCAGTCTGATAATCCGCCGGACTGCGGTCAATGTCGTGGTAAAATCCCTGGCCGGTGAGGTAGACCGTCACTTGGTTTCGGAGTACAACGGGTTCTCTGCTTAAAATTTGCACCAGATTAATCTGGTCCAGAAAACCCAAAACTGAACGATTCAGAGTATCCAAATTGTAGCCGTAGATTTCATGGTTGCCCGGACAGACGTAAATTTGGACCGGGCACTCGGCCAGGACCGCGGCGAATTCACCAGCTACTGCATAAGCGGTATCCGGTCGATCGAAAAGATCCCCACCGCAGATAATGGCGTCGCAGCTGTGTTTAGCAGCCAGGTAGAAGACTTCCCGGAGTTTCATTTTCAAGGCTTCCGGGTAGTCGTCTACCCGGGCCCGAGGGTTGGTACCGCGGATGTGACTGTCACAAAAGTACAACAGACGAATCATATTTCCCGCGCCTCGCTTTCGCCATTTTTCAAAGTAACCATATAAGATCTGTCCGCCGCTTCTGCCAACTGCTCGGCATGGGTGATTAAAATAATTTGTTTTTCTGTTTTGGCAGCGTACTGCTTGAAAAAATAAGCGAGATTAGGCAAGTATTCCCGGGAAACCATTTTTGCCGCTTCATCAAAAATTACCGGTCCGCCGGGTTTCGGCCTGACCAATTCCAGCATGGCCAGACGCAGGGCAATAGAAATTACGTCGACAATACCGCCGCCGCGGGAATCCTCCGGACTGGCCGCCACTTCAAAGTCTCCGTACTGCGATATAACCTGCCATTCGGCGGCCGGCTGCCCGCCCACGGTCCGCAGATTGATCCGGAAGGTGTAGCCTTCCCCGAAAACGGTTATCAAGGCCGCGGTAACTGTTTCTTCAATGCGCGTTTTCAACTGTTCCCGGGCGTATTCGCTTACCTTTGCGAAGAGAAGTTGAACCTGCTCCCATACGGTAATATCTTCCCTGGCTCGGGTTAACCCGGCTTCTTTGGCTTCCGCCTGCCTCTGCAGCAGGTTCCTGGCGCCTACGCCGGCAGCGTAGGCGCTTTTCATCCGGGATAGGGAGGTTTCATATAATGCAATCACGGTATCACTCCTAACCCCGGTACTCGGCCGGAATCAACTGCTCCAGCTTAACCAAATCAGATTGAATCTGGGTATCCAATTCCGCAATCGTAGCATCCAAATTTTCTGGTTCAAATCCCATGCTTTTAATTTCCTCGACGATAGCATCCCGTTGCTTCTCTAAGCTTTCCTTGGTGGCTTCCGCTCTGGCCCGGTCGGTTTTAGCCTTCTCCAGGGCAGTCTTGATGCTCTGTAAACGGACAGCATAATTGTTGGCGGACATGGTTTAAACGACCTCCTTTAATTTAAATTGGTTAATTTCGGCGCCGCACATTGGACATACTCCAAAACTGACTAAAACGTCCTGGTATTTGTCCTGCAAGGTTTGAACCATGGCGGCGCATTCATTAGCCGCGGTGGCCATGTCGGCCGCGTCCCGGCTTAGGCGCTGCAGCCCATCCTGCTTCGCAATCAGGAAATCAAGCTTTCCGTATCTTCCTTCCAGGTTTTTCAGGACATTCTCGGCAGTGGGTATAAACGTCAGCCGGTCAATTTTTTTAACACAAAGTAGAAATTCAGAATTGACATTTCTAAAATTAGCGGCCAGCGGACACAGATTAACTAACTGTTGTACTTTGTCGCTCACCAGCGCCGCGGCCGGTCCGGCGTCAATTATCGGATGTAAACGATTAATGGCAAGAGCATAAAGTTTAATCTGCCGGTTTACATTGTCCAGGTTGCCGGCGGCCGCCCGGAGCCGGGAGGACCGTTCGACGGCCACTGTGGCAAGGGCGTGTAATCGCTCTGCTTCTAAGATAGCTTCCGTTTTATCCAGAACGGATTCCGCGCTCCGGATTCCCCTGACTGTTGTTTCGAACCTTGCCTGCAGATTTTTCAAAATATCCAGGGCGCCTGCATCAATCTGGACATCACCCAAACTCTGGTCGGCTTCGATTATTCCGGCGGTTCTGGTTAAAATATCCTGGGCAGCAGTTATCCCGGCAGTGATTTCATCAAGCTTTTGTCTCCCGGCGATTAACCGGTCTTGTTGCATTGCTATTATCTCAACCCTGCCGGCGGGCGTTTCTGCCGCCAGGATAAACATTTCCAGACTGTCGATTATCGCAGCACAGAATTTAATCCGCTGGTCGGTCTTTTGCAGATCCCCCTGCAGCTTTTCCAGCCGGTCTTTTTTTTCCTGGTTTTCCTTTACCGCGGCCAAAAGGGCGCTCACCTGGGTAATGGTACTTTCTAGCACTAGCAGATAGTCGTACTTTTTCAACTCCTCACGGAGCCCGGCAATTTCAATATTCAAGTTTTTTTCATCCTGGCGCCGCCGATACAAATCCGTATTCAACTGCTTTGCCGCAATGTCTACTTCCTCAGTACCGGCCAACTTGCCCAGGATTTTCGCCTTTGCCGGAGCGGAAACATGTTTACCTAAAAACGGCCCCTCCAGTTGCTCAGCAATATTAAGATTAATGTCCATATCTCCCACAGTAACCGGCCTAATTCCCAGGGTTTCCTGTATTTCTAACGGCACCGTGTCGCCGAACCCCTCAAACACATGTTCCTTGCCCGTGGCATCACGGAGGATATAGCGGTTGAATCCTTTCCGGCTGCGCTCGCGGATTACCTGGCAACCATTAACCAGGGAAACGATAACTTTGGCCTGGTTAGTCCCGACGCGGATGAAATCCGTCCCCCGGGGTTCGTTGTAAGCCACCCAGCGGACGGCTCGGAATACGGCTGTTTTTCCATTGTCGCTGGGGCCAATTATTGTAGTTAACTGCCCTGTCGGAGCAAATATAATTTCGCTATTTGCGTGGCTCTGGAAGTTCTTTATTTGTACGGATTTAATTGCGCTCATCTTATTGCCCTCCTTTCAAAAACAAATCCACATTTTCTAAATTCGCTATCTCCCGGCACCGGGGCAGCGAATTTAGAAACCGGCGCCCGTACCCTTTCGATTTTATCCGGGGGTCCAGGATAGCTATGATACCCTTGTCCCGCCGGGTCCGAATCAGCCGTCCGAACCCCTGCTTTAACTGGATGATTGCTTCCGGCACCGAGTATTCGAAGAAGGCATTTCTACCAGCACGTTCGATTGCTTTGACTTTTGCTTCAGTAATCGGGTCATCAGGAACGGCAAATGGGAGCTTGGTTATAATCACACAAGATAACGCTTCTCCTTCAACTGAAATTCCTTCCCAAAAACTATTCGTGGCGAACAGCACCGAATGAACATCTTCCTTAAAGGCTTCCAGGAGCCTTTGCTTAGACATATCCCCCTGCTTTAATACCGTCCACTTCAGCCGGCCGGCAAGGCGGTCATGTACTTCGTTCATGCCCTTGTACGACGTAAACAGGACAAAGGCCCGGCCATCGGTTTTCAAAAGTATGTTTTCGATAAACGGCGTTACTTTTTCGTGAAAATCGACCGTTTTGGGATCCGGGAGCCCCGGGGGCAGATACAAAAGACATTGATTATGGTAATCAAATGGGGAATCTACCTGTAACTCGGTGGCATTGGCGCAGTCGACAGCCTGCTTGAAGTAGTTAAAGTTTCCGCCGGTGGAAAGAGTGGCCGAAGTCATAATTATCGTCCGGATATCGTCGTTTTCGAACAGCGCCTGGGAAAGAATATCCGATATGTCAATGGGGGTTGCGTGTAGAGTTACGCGCTGCCGGCCCGAGCGGGCAATCTCTGCCCAGAAAACTTTGTTTTGGTCGCCGGCGTCCAGAATCATTTCCAATTCCTCGTTGAAGTTTTTCAGGCGCCCAAATAATACTTCTTCCCGCTCACCGGTATAACCAGAATCAAACGTTGAAATAGCTCCCCGGACCGCCTTGATAAGGTCGTCGTCCCGGGAACTCAGCACAGAATTCCCGGGCAGTAGGAATTTATCTTCCCGACTAAGGGAAGAAACGGCCTGAAAGAAAATCTCATTCGCGGCCAGGGCATCCTGAACAGCTTCCAGGTTGCACCCCGGGCGCTTTTTCAGTTGGCCCAGGAGATTCGGGAGCCTCAAGGACGATATTTGTGTGCCCATTACCTCGCGGGCTATATCCTCTATTTTGTGGGCTTCATCAAGGACTACCACCTGATATTCCGGCAGCACCGAAGCAAAGCCGTCGCTGTCGTCTTTAATCATCATATCAATGAAGAAAAGCGCGTGATTGCAAATGATGAGATCGGCGTGCTGCAGCAGGGTCCGGGCTTTTACGTAAAAACACTTTTCCAGCCGCGGACATTTCTTACCCAGGCAGGTATCGTCGGCACAAACCCGGCCCCAGATTTCTCCAGGTTCTGTTGACAACTCCGAGCGGTCACCTGTTTCGGTTTCTTCAGCCCATTCGGCGATGACGGATATCTTCTCATTCGCCCACAGCGCCGCCTGCCGCATCTCTTCATCAAGTCTGATCAGGCAGAGGTAATTCCTCTTGCCCTTGGCTAGGCGGGCTTCGAAACTGATACCCAGGACGTCCTTTAAGAACGGGATATCCTTATTCATCAGCTGCTCCTGCAGGGCGATGGTCCCGGTGCTAATTACTGCCCGGCCGCCGCGTTTCTTTATGTTCTGGATTACCGGCGCCAGGTAAGCGAACGATTTTCCCGTACCGGTGCCTGCCTCACTAACCAGGTGCCGTTTTTCAGCTAGTGCCTGCTCGACGGCCAGAGCCATCTTTATTTGCTCTTCACGTATTTCGCAGTTGGCCACCCGGGAGGGCAGAGTTTCCCTAAAAAACTTCTCCGCTGGTGAGAGTTCCCGCTTCATTGAAATAAGTTTCTGAAACAGAGCGTCTATATCAACTGCTGGTATTGACACTTAAAACCAACCTTTCTTGAAGGAGAGGGGGTTTTAACCCCTCTCCTTTAGATGCTGTCCCAAACTGCGTCGCCGGTTTTCGCGGCGTTCTTCGCGGCGCCGTTGCCGCCGGAAACTGCCGTATCTGCCGCCCCGCCGTTTTCCGCCGCGTCTCCGGTCTCGTAGTCGTCCGCGGTTATTTCTGCTTTGGTCCAGGACTCAACGAACTTCTGGCGCATCTGGTATAGACGCAGGATTTCCGCTGGCGGAATTTTGCCGCCGTTCTTGGGTTGAATGACCGAGTAAGCGAAACTCTGTGTTTTACCGGGCACCAGGCGCAGGACGACTTCAGCAGCCAGGTCGGAAATGCCCTGTGTCGCCCGGGCGCTGCAGTAGTTGTCCCATGGGCTGATAGACGTGGGCGGCAGCGTCACTAAGATAGGGAGAAAGCCGTCCTTTTCCACAAGGTAAATCCGCCGCATTTCCTTACATGCCTTTCCCCGTCGGTCCTCGTCCTTGCTGCTGGCCGAACCCCACTCATCCCAGACGCAATCCCGGCAGGACCGTTGGTTACCCTCGCGGTTCGTGCCAGTGACGCAGTCTAGAGAGCTGCACAGTGGAATGTTTTCCCCCTGCTTCCAGAGTGCTCTGACTTTTTGTTTGTGCAGGATCACGCCTTGCAGTTCGCTGTGAGCATTCCCGAAGGTGTCGGTGAATGTTTGGTTATCTTTGTTTATCTTGTACCTCTGCGGCCGAAAGTCGAATCCCTGCCGACTGGCGTCCAGGTCCTCCTGGACAATTACGGCCAGGGCGCGCTTATCCTCCATGGCCATTCCCGTAGTGTCAACATTCTTGAGAATCAGGTTTACTTGTTCATCTGTTAAGGTTGTCAGCGCAGTTGCTGGATTTGCAGACATCTTTAATTAAACCTCCTTCAAATTTTTACAGTCCGGCTACCAAATTCAGTTTGCCGGCCAGTATCCTGGACACCGCTTTATAAGCCGAAAATTCATTGTATAGGCGGTTCATCTCGAACTGTTCGGAGTTAACCGCGTCCTCCGCTTTTTTAGCCACGTCCAGGGCTGTCCGATACTCCTGGTCCGCGGCCAGGCGCCTGGTTATCTCCGCTTCTCTGGCCTTGTCGTTAGAATACCGTGGTTTTCCGTCTCCGTTGGTCTCGGAGATGACTGCGGCCACAGTAACCTGCCGGGCCAGCTCCAGGTTCGATTTAGCTTCTTCCAGTCGGCGCCGGGCGTCAGCCAGAAGCCCCTCCTGGCGCCGGATTTCAGCGGGAAAGGTGTAGATTTTGTCGATGACGGTATCGATGTTCATTTCATTTATCATCTGCCCCGCGGCCTGCCGGGCCGCTTCCTTGATTGCCTGGATAATGTGCATTTGGATTTGTTCCACTTTACACCACAACCTTTCTAAAGATCGTCTCTACAGGCTTCCCAAGCCTGGTGAACGTCCATCCCTTCATTTCTTCCACAACTACACCCGGTGCGGGCACCCACCCTAAGTAACCGTTTTGTGTCATGCACTTTCTGCATGCCCGGCGCCGCTCTTTGGGTGGGTAAGCCAAAACATCACAATAATATTTGCATGTGTAACAAGAGGCGTTTTCATTTTGTATTTTCACATTATCACCCCTTCTAAAAATTCCCCGGCCCACGGGCTACGGGAGCCAAAGTGAGAAGAGAAGAGAGAAATTTTACGGAAGCGGGCCGGTCCTGCCCCGGCCTGGCCTATTCCCAGCGTCTTTCTACGTCCATTTTGGGGCGTCGTTCCGCATCGTCGCGCGTCGCCGGTTACCCCGCGGGTCATCTTGCCCCGCCGCGCGCTTCCGCAAAAGTTATTTCAACTTAGTAGTTCCGTCACTAGCGCCAAAAATACGCTGTTATTTGGCGGCAAGGGCAGGTGTTCGATATATCCGCCGAACCGCTCCCGAAAAACTCGCGTCTTTGCCGCCTCCGCGATTGCGAACCGGATGCCGCGTTCCACCCGGCTGAGCGTGCTGTCGTACTTTTCGGCAATCGTATTGTACAACCCGCCGGGTTTAGTCATCGCCTTGAGGTATGCGTGATCTTCTCTGATTAGCTCCAAAGCTTCTCTGATGTAAGTAAAGCCGTTGTGATTTGGCGAAAAACCGCTCGTCAGCAGGTATTCGGTTAAATTAACCGCGCTTTTTTTGTTTTCTTGGGGAATCATGCCCACCTTTCCTTTCTGGGTTGCCAGCATAGCTTTGACGTGCTATACTGACAACAGGTAGATTTTCTCGGGAGCCTTTTCAAAGGCTCTTTTTCTTTACAGTAACAGCACCGCCGCGCAGTATTTAATTACCGCCCACATCGCCACGAAGACCGCCGCCCCGACCGCAATTGCAAATGCTTCAGTCGCTATCCTGAACCAGAGATAAACTTCAGCCGCCCTTGCCAAACGTTTCATTAGTTTTCGCTTCCTCCTTCCAGAAAATCGCTCCGCACCTACTGCAAGCGTAAGTTACTTTGTCCACCTTGAACCCTTCCCGGATGCTCATTATCCGCACATCCGGCCAGACAATCAGCTCTCCTTCTATGGCCGGCAAGTCATAGATGCTCGCTCCGCAGCCTGGGCAGTAGGGACCGGTGACTTTTTTCCGGGCCATGACGCTGGCGAACTTCGGGGTCTTGCAAGCTGACACAATGCAGCTTTCAAGAGGCAACTTCGTTACGCCGTATTTGTCCAGAATATACCTCAGCGCCTTCTGCGCCCGGACCCGCATGCCGGTATGTTTGCTCCAGGCCATCTCGCTGACGATTGTTTGAGCCGCCTGGCGGTCATCCAGCGACGGGAACTGATATACTACCGCAGCCAATTAGCTTGCCTCCTTTCTTTACATACTTTTTCCTCCGGCATTTGTCGTTGTGCATTTCCACGATTTCCGCCACATCGCACCACCGGCCCAGGGCGATTTTCAGCGTCTCGATATTATGTTCCACGTCCAAAAACTCCAGCAGGCATCTGATAAATTCTTCCCATTCTCCTTGCGTGAAGTCCCGCCGGTACTGTTTATTGACCGTCAATTCCAGTAGCCGCCCCAGACAGTCCCGCGCTTCTTTCAACTCGCCCACCAGTTTAAGCAGGATACTCGGCGGGTCCAGCGCCACGTTGTTCAGCACTTCGTAACTGTACGTTTTTCCAATGGCGCAATTTTCCCGGCAGTAAACCTGCGTCAGCCAGGGCTGCTTATATTCCCTGGACATGGCCAGGACCACTTCCGGCGGGGGAACGTTTTCTCCGGCTTCGTATTTGCTGAGAGTGCGCGGGGCGATATGCAGCCGGAAAGCCGCCTCTTCGATGGTTAGATTAGCTGATTTTCTAGCATCGCGATACATGGTTTTCATCCCCTTGTTTGTGGTTTAATAAATGGTAGAAGCCTCACAGTTTTATCACTCCACCCCCGGCGTCTTGGCCAGGCGTCGGGGAAAGCTCCCCACCTAAATAGCGATTTACCGAGCCCGGACATCATCAAAACAAATGCAGTCTTCATCGTTGACCTCAACTTCAATCACCTCATCTGGTTCAAGAATATATTCCTTATCTCCCAGACAAAATTCGATTGCATAATTGTCGTTGAGCTGGTTGGTTATAGTTAGCGTCACCTTAACACCCCCCTTCGCTATTCGGGTTTTCATATCCGTCATTCCGATACCTTCGTTTCCACTTTTGTATTTGCCCAGAGCAGGAAGTTGCCCCGGCAGGTCGTGTCGTACTTGTTGCAGGTTACTCCGCGCGCCGGGCAAGCGCCGCAGGACAGTACGATGAACTTGCCGTCCGCAATAAACTCCGGCGTGAGCGACTGTTTCCATTCGTCAAAGTTAGTCGCCATTGGCTGTTATCTCCTTTGCATGATAAAAGACAAATATTTGGTCATCTGAAACGTTTAATATTTTATAGAGAGTTCCTATCGGTAGCGTTTTAAGAAACTTTTTAGCCTCACGCAAACTGGGAAACACCTCTACCACTTTATCACCTCACAAACCCCGCCCATTTCAGGTAACAAATTAAAGCTATTGCCGCTATCGTCACCATTAGCGGTTTGCACCTGGTCCATTCCCACCGGCGCCGGGCCCGGGGCCCCCGCACCTCTAACTGAGGTAAGTTGCGTACCACCGCGTCGTTGATTTTCACTTTGTTGTTACACCTCCGGGATATATCGGACAAAACCGGATTCGTCGCGCTCGATCACAACCTTTTCCTCCTTTTCGTGGTGATGATATTGAGTCCTTTCCTGGTAGTCCTCGAAGCAGTTCTTGCATACATTTCTGGAATGGCCGTTCACAGGGATACGTCTCATTCCCTTGGCCGGCTTCTTGCTGCCGCAAACGTAGCAATAGCGCCAGATTTCCATGTTATACGCCTCTTTTCACTTCTCTGGTAACTTATGCGGTCACCTCCGGCCCTTTCGGGAAGTTGCGATACGCCGTCAGTTTCCGCTGAACCAGCCGCCCCCTCTGGTTGCGCGCCACTTCCCTGGTCGTCAGCTCGTCAATCTTTTGCTGACACTTTGCGCATACCGGCGCCGGGGACGGTTCGCCGCAGAAGGCGCAGTGCATGGTATATGTTCCAGCTTTGAGAATCATTTTGGTTCACCTCCCCTTATTCAGTTTTCAAGGTACACCTGACTGCTAACCAGCAGTCTCCAGCCACTCGAAAAACTTCCTGGTCGATATCCGCCACCGGCGGCCCAGCTTTTTTGCCGGTATGTCACCAGCCCGGAAATGTTCATACAACCTACATAACCCGATGCCCAGTATCTCAGCTACTTGCTTTGGCTCTAATACCGGCGGGTACCCGCGCAGCGGGTCGGATGCCTGGGTAACCGGCTCAATCTCCGGAGCTTTCGCTCCGCAATCCGGACAAAATTTAGCGTTTTCAGGCAGTTTCGTTTTGCAGTTCAAGCAGTTTGGCAAGGACACCGCCTCCTTATATCGCATCCTCGCGTCTTCTATTCCGTCCCGGTTAGGTCGAGGCAGTTAGTGAGGTCGGGAGTGGGAAGTTGGTTAAACGTTTCGTTTATTTCTTTGTCAAAAAAAATTGCTGTCTCGACCCCTAGAATTTCAGCTACTTGCTCCAATTCGCTAATGCTAATCTTCCTGCGATCTTTTTCAATATTACTAAGCCATTGAGGAGTTTTTCCAAGTTTATTAGCTATATAAACCTGGCTAACTCCCTTACTAGTTCTTAAGAATTTAATTTTTTCTCCTATGGTCATTTTATCACCCCATTTAAACGCTACGTTTAAACATGACTTAATTATAAATTAAACGGTTTGTTGATGTCAATAGATAAATCAACTTTTTGTTAAAAATATTTTTCTCCATGTTTAATGCTGATATAATTCCAATTAGAAACTGTAAAGAGGTATGAATAATATGGTTTTGGAAACAAATAAAAAACAACTGGGACGAAGGCTGAAACTTGCCAGGGAAAACAAAGGATGGTCCCAGATATATGTTGCAAAATTATTAAATGGGGTCACAAGCCAGGCTCTATCAAATTACGAACGAGGCGAAAGGGATCCGGACACTGCCCTATTAAGGCAACTTGCCCAGTTATATGAAGTTTCTGTTGATTGGCTCCTGGACAGCACCAACAATCCCAAATTGCCTGATCCCTCTATTCCCTCTTGGTGGAATAGAAATACTCCACCAACTAATGTAGAACTAGAGGAGTTTCTAAAGAATGCAAATATTTACTTCGATGGAGCACCACTGGACGAAGAAGACAAGGAAGATATCATGACCTATCTTAGCGTGAAATGGGAAAGAGAAAGAAGAAAACGAGAGAAGGAGGGGCGATAATGTCCTTTAAAGAAGAGTTTCAAAAACTTTCAGTTCAAATCCTTGAAAGAAAACAACATATAACCAATGAAGAGATGACCAAACAGGCTTTAATTATTCCATTTTTACAGGTTCTTGGATATGATGTATTCAATCCGTTAGAAGTCAAACCGGAATTTATTTCAGATTTTGGTAAAAAGAAAGGTGAAAAAGTAGACTATGCAATTTTTAAAGATGGCAAACCAATTATTTTTATAGAAGCAAAAGCAGTTACAGATAACCTTGATTCTTATGATTCACAATTAGCCCGATATTTTAATGCTACTCCGGAGGTCAAACTTGCCATTATTACCAATGGAGTTATATACAAGTTTTTCACTGATATTGATTCAAATAATATCATGGACGAAAATCCTTTCGCGGTGATAAATATCACTGATTTATCAGCAAATGATGTAGAAGTTTTAACCAGATTTAGGAAAGAAGCTTTTGAAGTTGAATCACTTGTTAAATACGCTGAAGATCTCATTTACACTTCTAATCTTAATGCAAAACTAAAAGAGCTCCTTAAAAATCCATCTGATGATTTTATAAGGTTGTTAATCAAAAATTTAAGTGATACTAAAATAACAAGTAATGTAATAGAACGGTTCAGGCCAATTGTTAGGAAGTCTATTTCAAATGCAATTTTAGATATAGTGAGTCAAGGAATTTTTTATCAAGAAACCGCGCCGGCAGAAGAGGAAAAAACCATAGGCCAAACCGAGGAAGTAGAAAAAGAAGAACAGGTAGCCAAAAAGCAAGTATCAACCACCGAAGAAGAGTTAAAAGGATTTGAAATTATCAAGAAAATACTGGTCAGCAACGGCAAAGATATTTCCGAGCTTCAGTATAAAGATACAGTTAATTACTTTGGAATATATATAAAGTCTATTTTGAATTGGTTTATTCGATTGAGCTTAGAAAGTTCAAATAAATATTTAGTTGTTAGATTGCCGATAGAGATTGCTGGCCCTCTTGCAGACAATTTAAAGATCGAAGCAGCACCAAAGGGATATGGCGAAAACAGTAGCAGGATTTACATTAATTCCCTTGACGATTTACATATATTAGGTGATTTAATTCTTAGGAGTTATAAGGAAATAAACAAAGACAAGGAGAACTAACATTTTGACGGCGCACCCCTGGATGAGGAAGATAAGGAAGACATCCTTACTTACCTCTTGAAAGGCGGAAGAAACGTCTTGAGAAAAAGCAAACCAGCTTGCATGCCAGGTAAGGTTAAAAATAATACTGTTTGTATGGACAAGCAGGTAACCCCATTGAATTATATCAAGCAATCGGTCGAGCAATTAATAAAAGATCATGAAACCCGTGACCCCTACCGCATGGCCCAGGCCATGGGTATCGACGTAGACGAATTTCCCTTCCGTCGGATTAAAGGTCTTATTCTCGAAATAACTGGTAAGGTTACTATTGTCCTTAACTCGAACCTCCCGGAATGGCTAAAACGGGTCGTACTGGCCCATGAACTCGGTCACCGGCAATTATCTCCGCAGGGGATGGGGTATTTCTTCCTTGCGGAACACACTTTAATGGAATCAAAGGTAGAGTACGAAGCTAACAGGTTTACCGTAGAATTGCTTACCTGGGGCGAAGAGCCGGAAATCGAGGAGACTGTAGAGCATTTCGCTGCCAGAATGGGGTTGCCGGTGGAAATGATGCGATACAGGGTTGTTATTTGAAACAAAAGCGGATGAGTTTTTTAAGGAAGTAATAGCGGCATATGCCGTGAAGTAATATATTGAACAAAGCAAAATTTGGAAAGAGTGATACATATGGATAAGCCTGTTAAAGTCAACTTAAAATCTCCCTTTGAAAGAATTAAAAAAATTAATGACGAAGGAATGGAATACTGGACAGCCAGAGAGCTAATGCAAATACTTGAGTATAATGACTTTAGGAATTTTGAGAACGCTATCCATAAAGCAGTTAAATCATGTGTAAATAGTGGCCATAACGTCTTTGATCATTTCGTTGAAGTCACCGATATGATAAACATTGGTAAAGGTGGAAAAAGGGAGGTTAAAGATTATTTACTTTCCCGCTATGCTTGCTACTTAGTTATACAAAATGCAGATCCCAAAAAGCCAATGGTAGCTTTGGGACAAACTTATTTTGCAATTCAGACAAGGAAACAGGAAGTATTTGAACAATTGCCTGAAGATGAGAAACGGCTAATGCTAAGGGAGGAACTAAAGAAACACAACGTATTCCTGGCCAGTGCCGCCAAAGAAGCCGGCGTGGAAACAAGTTTAGACTTTGCTATTTTCCAAAACCACGGATACAGGGGTCTTTACGGTGGGTTGGACCAAAAAGATATTCAGCACCATAAGGGCTTAAAAAAATCGCAGAAGATTTTAGATCATATGGGAAGTACAGAATTGGCAGCAAATCTTTTCAGGGCAACACAAACTGAAGAGAAAATCCGACGTGAAAAAATTCAAGGCAAAGACAAAGCTAATGATACACATTATTTTGTAGGCAAAAAAGTACGCCAAACTATACAAGAACTTGGTGGTACAATGCCTGAAAATTTACCTGTTGAAGAAGATATTAAAAAGATTGAAAGAAAAATCAAGAAAATAAAAGGCAAAACAAAAGAGGAAAATTAGAAGTAAAATTTGTTTTAACTTTTACTTATCAACAGAACAGAGAGGCTGGACGCCATGGCAAAGGGCTACGTTCGACAACTGAAAAGCGGCTCCTGGGAGTTAATTTTTGACCTCCCCCGGGATCCGGGCCAGCGGCGCAAGCAGAAAAGCGTCACCGTAAAAGCGGCAAATAAGAAAGAGGCCGAGAAAAAACTCCGGGAGATGCTTACGTCCATTGACCAAAATACATACACTGATCCGGGGAATATGACCCTGGGGGAATACCTCCAGAAATGGTTGGATAATTTTATCCTCCTTAACCGGCGGCAAACCACGGTGGACGGCTATACGGTTATAATTGAAAAGCACCTTATTCCCGCCTTGGGACGTATTAAGCTGTCTAAACTCCAGCCGGTGCATATTCAGGGATACTACACCCAGGCATTGCTCAGCGGCTGCAAAGATTCCAGGAGAAAAGATAAATCTCTTTCTACTACTACTGTCCGCCACCACCATGCTTTGCTTCACCGCGTGTTACAAACTGCTTATAAGCAGAGATTAATTAGCTATAATCCCTGTGACTTAGTAGAGGCGCCAAAGATGGGAAAATACCGGGCGAAGGTTTACGATGAAGCGGATGTGGCCAGACTTATCGAGGCTGCCGAAGGAACACTCCTCTATATCCCGGTTATAATCACCCTGGCCACCGGATTAAGGCGCGGGGAAGTGCTGGGTCTGCGCTGGCCGGACTTCGACCAGAAGGCAAAAACAATCACCATAGACGAATCCCTCTTGGATACTTCCAAAGGCCCGCTTTTCGACGAAGTAAAAACAGAAACGAGCTGGGCCGTTTTGGACATTCCGGAAAGTATTGCGCAGGAATTGATTGCACACAAGCATCAGCAGGAGCGGGCCAAGACTGAGGCGGGAGAATTATGGTTAGATGAAGATTTGATCTGCTGCCGAGAGGACGGGAGAAGATGGCACCCGGGCACGTTTTCGGACGCCTTCGCCCGGCTGCTGAAAAAGCACGGGTTGCCGCATATACGTTTTCACGATTTGCGACACACCCACGCTTCACATTTAATCAGGATGGGGTTTCATCCGAAAGTGGTCTGCGAACGGCTCCGCCACAGCCGGATCGGGACCACGATGGACATTTACGGCCATCTTTTTCCAGGGGTACAGAGGGAGGTTGCGGAGAAGCTTGATGAAAAATTGTTTTCTAAGGTTAAAAATCATCTAACAAAACATCCAACATAATGTTGGATAAGACGGTATTCTAAGCAATGTTTAAATATTATAAACACAGACATATCAATGCTTCGGCATGTAACAGAATCCCACGAATACCTTGCGACCGAACTTCAAAACCAGCCGTGGGGTGTGAAGAGCATCCCGGGTGAGTTCGATTCTCACACACTCCCGCCAGATAAATCAAGGCTTCCGGGATTTGGAAGTCTTTTTGTTTTTGCGTTGGATTTATTTTGCGTTGGATAAAATTTATCCCGAAATTCGCAGGTTAAAGCTTTGTTAAATGCGATTATTATAAAAGGTCGATAACAAGAGGCAAAGAATCCTTTTTAATTCTTTCCAGCTATGGAAATTAATAAAGCTTGTATTGCTTGAATAAATATATTAAGGCAAATCCTTGTACTAATAAATTAGGTGAAAAAATGGAAACTGCTTTCGCAGATCTTGCCCTAATTGTGCTTATTGATACTTTTTCCAAGAGAGCCCAAAATGCCAATATAGATTCACCGACAAGACTGATCCATGCAATTAAAATAATTATTATCGCTGACTTCAGCATGAGCCTTGATAACATTTTAGCGATTAGCGGGGCGAGCCACGGAGAAATCAGGCTGGTAATTTTCGGCCTTTTGCTCAGCGTTCCAATTTTAATGTTCTTCAGCCAAAAAATCGCAGGTTTTATGGATAAGTACCCACTGTTAGTATATGTTGGGGCAATTATATTAAGTATGGTTGCGGCGGAGCTTATTTGCAGCGATCGCATTGTCGGCCAATACATAAGCAAACCTCTAGAAATAATTATAACAATTGCAATTGTAGTCAGTGTTTTTGTAATCAGTAAAATAAAATTTTATCTGATAAGGATAAGATAATAATTTTATTGTTCCAAGTTTATGTTTTTGATATTATTAAAGGGGATGTTTGAGGAGGAGGAGGAGGAGTATTTATATGAACGATGCAATACAGATATTCCAGATGATCCAAGAACATCGGTTTTTATTCTTTCTTTTAATTGCCTGGTCAGTATTCTGGAAAGCGCTTGCTTTATGGCATTCCGCCCGCAGCACTCAGACAATATGGTATATAGTTCTTTGTATTGTTAACACCGTAGGTATCTTAGAAATTATTTACCTGCTTTTCTTCCGCAAAAAGCCTGTGGGGAGATACTTGAGATAGAAAAAAATACCCTCGCCAAAAAGCGAAGGCAGCCCGTTTCCAGGCTATAACGAGAAGAGAGAAGTAAGACTCCTACATTATTCCTCCCGCGGTAAATAAATATACATGCGACCGTTAAGCCGTAAAAAAGCCAGGAAAGAATGTGATCCTTGCCTGGCTTTTTCTTGTGCTTTGCTTCCGGCGCAATTGGCCAAAAGCATGCGATCGCCTGTTAAATAAATTATAACGTGAAAATAATCAAAAACAGTAACTATTCAGGCTGTAGGCTGTAGACAATTAGGCTGTAGGAGGAAATTATGCGTGACCATACGAAGCTCAGAGCGTTTGA